ATTTCGTAGCCCACGCTCACGTTCGTGCGCACGCCGTCTTTGACGTCCTGCCACTCTTGCTCGGCGCGTGGGCTCTTACCGAACCGCACGACAGCCCGACCTCGCCGGTCGGTGCCAAGCTCAGCGCTGCGAACGACGCCAATCTGCTGACGCGTGTCGTGGTCGGCCAGCAGCGGCGCTCGGCCCGACCCGATCCACGTCATGTCCACTTCGGTGGCGGAGTGACCGAGCACCTCGATCCCCCACCACCGCTCATAGGGTTCCTCGCTGGAAAACGAAAGAGGCACCTCGCGTGCCTCTTCGTCCAGTTCCTTGATGTTGAGCCCGTAGGTGCGCCACTGGCGCCCGAGCTTCAACGGCTCGTCAGTCTTCGGCGGGTTTGCCAGTGCCTGCGGCATCGTCTTCTCCTTCGTCGTCGTCGATGGCCTCGCTGCCGGGCTTGGCGGGTTTGCCAGCGTCGTCGACAGCGGGGGTCTTGTGGGCCGCGGCCGCGGCGGTGTTCAAGGTCACGCCCTTCGCCTTGGCCAAGCGTTCTTCCTCGGCCAGCTCGTCGAGGATCTCGACGAAGTCCTCGCCGTTCTCAGCGCAGATGCGCGTGCGACTGCGCACCCCGAGCGAGACGGCCTGGGCCTGCGCGGCCACGTCCTTCTGAGGATCCGGCGACCGGAACGGCTTGGAGATCAGGCGCGGCTTGTTGAGTCGATCGAAGGCCTCGGGCGGCAGGCGGCCGATGCGGCCGAAGTCCAGGCCTGTGCGCAGGAAGGCGGAGAACATCGGCTCGCCGATGCCCTCGCGGAAGTTCTGCTGCAGGCCTTCGTAGGTGTCGCGGTCCTGATTGGCGCCGTGACGCATGGCCGACAGGCTGACACCTTCGAGGTCGCTGGCCATCGTGTTGTAGTTGAGGCCCAGGCCCGAGCTGAAGGCGCGCAGCATCGCCTTGACGAACGCCTCCATCTTGTCGTTCGGGTAGGCTGGGTCATAGGTGGTGAAGTCCCACCCGGGCGGCAGCACGCCGAAGACGCCAGGCTCGGCCTCCTCGATCAGGTTGCCCTCTTCGTCTTCGCTGTCGGCCACGGGGCTGCCATCGGCCTTGTGGTCCATCGGCGAAGGCTCGCCGGCCGGGCGCTTGTAGAAGCCCATCTTCGACGCGCCCTGGCGCGACGAGACCAGTGCGGCCTCCTCGTAGCCGCCGAGCATGGCCATGCGACGCATCGCGGCGAAGATCCAGGGCACGCCGCGCACGGCGTCGGTCCGCTGCTCTTCCACCAGGTAGTGGTGGATGATCCGGTCGGCGTCGACGCGGCGGTGTCGCAGGGTCGGCACGTTGATGACGTCGTCACCCGGATGCACGCTGTGGAACCAGTACGCCACCGGCCGGCCGTACTTGTTCACCTCGACGCCCATGCGGATCGAATTGCCTTCGTCCAGACGTCCGGAACCGGGGTAGGTGCCGTTGATGCCGACGTTGAGGTTCTCGTCCAGAAGATCGGGATCGACCAGGTTCCAGGTGACGCCGAACTCATTGAACTCGCGGCCGTACAGCTTCTCGATGATCACCTCGCCGTCGCGCGCCAGGCAGGTGATCGCGGCGCGCTCGAAGGCGCCACGGCTGAGTCGGCCGCATGCGCTGAACGAGCCCTTCTTGCTCATGCGCGCGTAGGCTTCCTCGATCGTGTCGTTCGCGTCTTCGTCGAGGCCACCGCGCGCCTTCTTGATCTTCATCTGCAGATCGAAGCCGCGCGGCCCGGTGACGTTGTTGCGCAGCAGCTGCAGGAAGCGCTTGACGTACTCGTTGTTGTTGGCCAGGTAGCGCGACCGAATGCGCATCTGGCGCAGCGAGAAGCGCACCTCGGCATTGCCCGAGGCATAGCCCGTGATCGACGCCAGGTCGGCGACCAGGCGGTCGTTGCTCGCCGCCATGAAGGTGCGCAGCGAACGGTTGCCGCCACGAGAAACGTGGGCATTGACCATGCTGCCGGCGCCACGCCAGTCACCGCCGGGGCCTGGGCCGCGGGCCGCTTCGCGCTGGGCCTTGAAGGCATTCAGGATGGCGCTGCCGGCGCCGGTCGGGTAGACGGCGCTGCGTGTCTTCAGCTCGGCCATGTCAGGGGCGCGTGAAGCGCGTCAGGATGCGGTTGCGCGGCTTCTTCCCCGCGGCCTGGCCGGCGTCGATCTTCTCCATCGCCACGCGGCCCTCCCAGAATCGGATCTTGTCCTGCAGCTCGGACTCGCTGGCGAACTCCATCTCGCGCTCGCCGATCTTGTAGCGGCGCTGGCGGCCCGAGCTGGCGTCCCACTGGGCCTTGGCGGCCAGCAGGTCATCGAGCGTGCGTTGTGCCAGGCTGCGCGTGTCGGTGCCGGGGTCGATTGCACGCGGGTCCGGGTTGATGGTGGCCAGGCCGGTCCCGGTCGTGTACTTTTCGCCAGACCGCTCGGCCCACTCGGCCCAGCCATAGGCGCCGGCCTTCCAGCCCGCAGTGGTGGCAGCGGTACCGGTGAAGCGGTGGTCGTCGCCCTCGGCGGCGGCCGTCAGGTCGATCACGCCGGCGCCATTGGTGGTATCGCGCGGGACCAGGCGCAGCTTCAGCGTCCAGCCGTCGCCGGCCGGATAGTCCGGCCAGCTGCGCAGGGCGCTGAAGGTGTCACCGGCGATGACGGGCGCTTCGAACATCACTGCACCGTCTGCGGGTAGGCAAACGGATACACCGCGAACAGCGTCGGAGCCACGGAGTACGTGATGCGCAGCCAGTGGCCGGGCAGCACGACGAACTGGCCCTTGCTTTGCCCCGTGTCGTCGTAGGTGGTGTTGTCGTTCGAGTACTCCACCAGCGAGACCGTGCCGCCCTTCATCACCACCAGCTGCGGGCGGTTGGTGGCGTTCTGATAGGCGAACGGACTCGCGCCGATTGCAGGCGCCTGGCGGATCGGCGACTGCGTGGGCGCGAAGGTCTGGCCAACGTTGGTGGTGATCTTCGAGGGCAGCCGCGATCCAAACGGCACCGTGGCGCTGAACAGGGTGTCGAGCGAGAACAGGTCGCAGACCGACAGCGTCACGGTGCGCGCGATGTCGTCGACCTCGACCAGGCCGAAGACGCAGGTGTCGTTTCGGTTGGTGTACCAGACCGACTCGATGTTCTGCGTCATGTTGCCCATGCCCTGGCCCGCCGGCGTGGGGCAAAGCGACAGGCAGTCGTAGGGGCGGCCGTTGCTCACGCGGGCAATGTCGGCGTGCGGAACGTGCTTGTCACCGCACATCCAGACCACCGGCAGGTTGCGGTCATGGATCGCCTGCAGCAGCTCATCACGGCGCGTGGCATAGGACCACGGGCCGTCGCCGTTGTCGAGGTTGAACAGGTCCTTCGTGCTGAACACGACGCACATGCCGAAGCCCTTGTTCACGGCATCCTGCGCGGTGTCCAGGATCCAGGCGGCTTGCTTTGGCCCCCAGAAGTGCTTGGCCGAGGTGTCGGCATCGCTCGCCGGGTTCTTGTAGCTGATGCCGTCCGGGAAGATGAAGCGCACGCAGTTGCCGCCCAGCTCGCCAGCGGGGCCGAAGTCACGGTAGAAGTACTTCGTGGCGTAGTGGTCGGCCGTGGCTGTGCCCACCATGGCCGACGGGATGTCGCCGTTCGCGGGACCGCGCGGCGGGTTGTCGGAGTACGCCGTCTCGATGGCGAGATTGCCCGCCTGGCCGAGGTCCCAAGCCTGCAGGGCCTGGGCCTGGGTGAAGGCGGCGTCGTTGACGATCTGGCCGTAGGCCGCGTTGGTCGAGATCGGGAAGTCGGCCTTGAAGATCGCGAGGCTGTGATCCCAGTTGTTGGCCACGTTGTCGTGGTCGTCGGCCTGCATGTAGTGCAGCAGCTCGCCGCGGTCGCGCGCAGCGTGGAACAGGCGATACGGCAACAAGCCGGTGCGGCCGAAGTGCTTTTCGTAGCGCGTCAGCATGTAGGCCGCGCTGTGGGCGTTGACAGGCGCGCCGTTGGGCGTCACCACGTAGTCCCAGAAGATCGTCGGGTTCATGGTGTACCCGTTGATCGTGTAGACGGCCTGGGAGTCGTTGTAGAAGTAGTCGCCGCAGGAAACGTGAAAGCGCGGCTTG